TGATCAAGGTAACTTTCCTGCCCAAAACCAGTAGACAACTCATATGAAAATTGTTGGTAGTAATATGAGTCTTGAATGCGGTTAAGGTCTTCACCAATCAGGCTCTCAATATTCTGGCCATAAGATTTATCTGTCTCAACAAGTACGTCTATAGTAGAAGAACCCTTCGCAATATTTGATTTAATTATTTTACCTGTTGCACCTGACGAATCCGTGATAGTAGTAGGAAAAGGATTAATGCCTGTCGCGTCTACAAAGAAATCTATAGGACTTTCATTGATAATATTATCATCTGCATTGGTTGAGCTTGAATCTGTTCCATTAAATGATAATGAACCATTGCCGGGGTCCACATCTTGTAGAAGCCTTGCACTAGCATCTGTACCATCTGCATCTGTACCATTCATAGTAATGTTATTATTACTACCAAACTCTTCGTTTAATATTGAAGAACCTATATCTGATCCAGAACTATCTGTTGCATTAAATATAATGTTACCCGTAGGATCACCGCTTTTTACAGTATCAAATGATGAATTTGTTATAAGATAATGACCAACCCCGGCCTGAACTGATACAAGTCTATCCGAGGCCTCGCCCAAAATTCTTTCTAATTGATAACCCGGCGCGCCAAGCGATAGCGTTTCTTCACTTACAATTATGTTTGTTCCGTCTTCTGATTGAATTCCATCACCAACATTAGTTCCATCTTTTGATGAGCTTTCTAATTGAATTGGGGGATTATAAAAGTTATCGTTTTGTTCTAAAACAACAGCACTGCCGGCAGTAAAGCCAGGTGTTCCAGATTCAAGAGTTATATAAATATCAAGAGTTTCAGTAGCCTCAGTTACAAGAAAATAACCATCTTCGGTTATAAAATTCTCTTCTTCGCTAATGACGCTATCAAAAACCATTCTAGTATTTTTGATATCAGTTCCAACTCTCAAAAAGTCTTCAAGTGCAATTGATTCATTGTCATTTGTTTCAAGCGTTGTTCTTACAACATCACTAAATGTAGTTGTCAATACTTGAGCTGTATCATCATACGATTGGACTGTACCTGTATGCGTAGTGAGAGTGTTACCAAGTGCAAATGTTCCACTAACATCTGCTAGAGTGAAGTTAGCTCGAAACTCCATATTGGGAACGCTAGTATAATCAAATCCCTGATTGGTTATTGATACTTCTTTAACTGCACCGATACTGTCTGTAGTAGCAAGAAGATTCTGACCTGTACCTGATTGTGATGTTACGGTAACTGTTGGAATGGTTAAGTAACCCGCTCCGCCGTCTTGCAAATATACCCTAGCAATCGCGCCAGTGCTATCTGTGCCAGATTCTATTGCAAACCTATCTGCACCTGTTCCGTACTTGTCCCTAGTTCTTTGATTTAGATAAGATTCTAGATCAATATTATGACCAGCATCTGTGGAAGATGCATCTGTCCCATCAAGAATAAGACTTTCCCCAACAATACCTGTCGTATGTGTTTCAAGTTCAGCTTGAAAGTTTATCAATGACTGCGTTGTTCCATCTTCCATAACTAGGAAGTCGTCGGCCCCAACTCCATATTCAGCTGTACCATCAAGTACTAGAGCGCCGTCAATAATAGAAACAAATCCACTGGCAGTTTTAGTATTCGAATCTGTAGTTGTAAATACCAGAGGGTCACCAACCTCATAAAGAGTTCCCCCAGCATCTAATACAATATCATTAACAGAACCATATTCTATTGCAGAAACTACAGCTGTTGCCAAACCGTTCCCTATATTTGTATTCGTGTCAAACACAATTGGTTGATCAACTGGGTATAACGCGCCGCCGGCGGATACCACTCCAGTTGATACAATAGACTTTAGAGTAAAAGTCATATTAACATTTTGAACGCTTGAGACAGCTGTCAATACCTCACCTGTCTGGAAGGTTTCAAGAGTTGATAAGGATTCTGGAGTTACCTCAAACTCAATTATAGAAGTTCCGCCTTCAGTGAATATAGAAGCAGTTGCAACAACAGCTACTGCCTGAGAAGTATTTCCTTTTATTTGTTGGCCAACAATTTCTGCAGCAACGGTATTAGGGCCCGGTGCCACCCGCATAATTGTTCTGTTAATCCAATTGCCCGCAGAGGCTCTCATCATATATTGGTTTGGATATAAAATCTCTGGGTCTTCACCAAGGAGCATACGCATGAAAATCTTGTGACCTTCAGACGTACCCTTGGCACGATATAACTCACGAATATTTTTAATTAAATTTCTTTTGTCAATCCCAGCTGCAAGAGTGCTTGGAATGGCATTCATAAACTCATCACGGAAATTATCTAGAAAGTCATAGATAGTATTGTCTGTGTCAGCATAAGATAGCAGCTGCTGAATATTCTGTACGGGGTTTGCACGATAGCGAGTAACTACCGCACTGGCACTAGAAGTTCCCCCAGTTACAGTTTCACCTGTGCTAAATTTTTGTTGTGATGTGATGAAGAGTCTTGGAGTAGTATTACCCAAGTCATCTACCAAAATTTTAGCAGTAGCCTTTGAGGTTGCGCCAGTTATAGTTTCACCAACCTCAAACTGCCCATCTGTTCCCGCGCCAGATTCAAGAACAATCTTGGTGCCATCTGGAGTCAGTACATGAGATGCAGTTTCTAATTCTAAAAGAAGATTATCAATATTTACTGTAACGCGAAGCTCGCCAGATTCCAGATACTCATAATAGTGTTTAAGAAATTTAGAAAATATAGGATGGTCCGCTTGAATAAAGTCGGGTAACTGACCATCAATTTGGGTGCTAATTTTAGTGGTTAAATCGCCTGATGGCATGCTATCAAAGGGGGCCATTCTAATAACCTGATGTTGGGGTGTAAGCAGATGTGGTTGTGTAAGATGCTCCAGCAGAACTGTTACTTACCGCAATTGTGTCTACCTCTCCTGTTATAAGACTATTTACAAAATCAATTTCCAATGTCTGGTTACGAACAGAAACTATATCTCTAGAATCAGGAATAGCTGTTATTCTAACTGAAGTAGCTGCGGCCCCATCAACAAGACCTACTGTGATTATATGAATTCCTGTTATTGATATCGTCCCCGTTGAATAATTAACCGTACCAACATTTGCAGAATCATAAACCCTAACCCCAGTTGAAAGATAATATGCTCTTAAATTCCCAGCCCCATCATCATCAAAAAATCTTTCATTGGTAACATCACCACTAATATAAAAACCTGTAGATGCAATAACACCGCCGGACGCGGCATTGTGATCAGTGTGTGGGTGGTAAAACGCATTATTAAAATAAAGGTAGTACGCAGTGGATGCGGTTAAAGCCGGGGTGAAGAATTTTGCCATTGTGACGCTTGTTGAATTGCTTAATATTGAAGTATCGCTGCTATCAATCAAACCCAAAACTTTTGAATATCTGAACAACCCATCAAACTGTTCAAGACTTGAATCATTGTAAGTTGCGAGTGCATTTGTTACAACGGTTTCCAATTCATCAACTGATGAAGTTGTTTTGCTAGAATCATATTTGAATGTCGTATTTAAAATAAGGAAAACTGTCTCTGCATCAACGATAACAGGAGTTATAGACATAACTTTATATTTTTTAAAGTCTGCTACTAGTTGGAGTTTCTCTGTTGCTGTAAGATTTAATCCGGTGGTTGATTTAATCGCAATAAAAACCTTGCCATATTCTGCTGTACTAACCACACCAAGACTTGAATCATATGAACCGTCCTCACCACCAAATACTTGGACAGCCTGTGCGTTAGCATATAATTGTTTTGTATACACCTTAAAATCTTCGGCAGTGACACATCTTCCTTGGGCAGCATAATCAAGTGGAGCATTGTACTTTATTGATTGAAGTGACTCAGGGTTACCGCCGCCATTTGCAACATCTACAGTGGCCACGGCGACATCAGAAATCCCCGCAATAGAAGAAGAGTTTGTAAATATAGATGCACCATTCGCCGCCTCTCTATTACCAACGACATATGTAAGAATCACAATATTATCATCAGACAATGCAGTACCAATTAACCCATCACCAAAATATACCTCAAACTTAGCAGATTCAACCTCTTGGAGAAAATACACATTACTTGTTGCTGAGAGTTGAGTTATGTCAGTTGCTTCTGTGTATGAGGTAACAGTTGTATTACCAGATGAAGTCTGAACTTTAACTGTTAGTGTTGTTGTGTCAGCTCTATTATCAGTTATAATAAATCTTTGATCAGCAGCTGAAGTATCAACCGTATATCTTGTTGTTACATATGTTCCCTCATAAATTTTGGTATTCAAGTATGGAATACTAGAGCCGATATTTGAAGCTGTCTTGTCAGTTGCGGTTACAAATTGATAAGAGGTTCCACCGACACTTGATTTGAAAATTGTTCCGGCCGACATTGTTGCATTAGCAAGAGCAGTTGTGTTCAATACAATATCAACTGTTGCAACTGGACACTTAGAAGACCCCGGCACATAACCAAGAGTTTTAGCATGAGATACTACACTTGAACGTATGCTTGAACTGTCAAGAAACATCTCGTTCGCTAGCATGTTTGCGTTGAATCCAAGATAATGAGTGTTGTATGCAAGTACATCTAACAATGCACTCATACCAGAACCCTCAAAATCATAATCGGTGAAGTCTGTCTGACCTTTAAGGAACACTTTAAGATTGTTCTTTACCTCATCGAAGTCAAACTCTGTTACAGTTAATCTTGTATCATTTACAGCCATTATCGTAATCTCTCTAACATTAATGTTAAGTCAACTAACTCTGTCGGAGCATTTACAACGAAGAATTGTATCGTTAGTTCATATTCATTACGATCTATATCTGGTCTAGCAGAAATATTTATTACCTTAGCTCTTGGTTCAAAATTCTCAATAACATCCTGTATTTTCATAGTTAAAATATGAGCGATAAATGGAGTCATGGGTTCAAACAAAATATCCCTTACACCAGAGCCAATCTCTGGATGGAAGGGTTTCTCATAGTGATTTGTCAACACAAGATTACGGATAGAACGCTTGATTGCCGTTATATCCGTAACTTTATTCACATCATTAGACATAGACTTTTTTGAAAAGAAAAGGTCTAAATCTCTGTACTGTTTACTATTGCGATCAATATTATTTTGACCTTGTGCATCAGTAAAGGCTGTAGGCGTTGCCATTGTGGACTCCTGTTCTTATTATTTATAAGAAGTCTTATAAGTATTTATCCTTGTTTAATTATATATGATTCATTTCTCCAAACATCTTTCGCATCAATACGAATGAATCGCTTATTTGTCTCGTTGGGATTAGGGTTAGGAATTGTCAACACAACCTTCTTACCCGACTTAAATGCATTCTGTTTAGCTAAAATCTTAACTAGAAAGGTTTTATCCTTACGCACCAAATTAAGAATTTTTTTATTAACATTGGGTCGTTCACCAGCAGATGTTTGCTGATCTCTTGATTTATTCTTAGCCATTAATTATTTCCTTCACTGATCTATATCCTGTTTCATAACTATCTGCAAGTCTAACTTCTGATATTACCGCTTCAATATTATTATACCAAAAGTTCAAAAATTTATGAACCTTTGGGTAGTCTGGATTAATATCATTTGTCTGCCAAATAAACTCCTGTAGAATATTGGTGTAGTCCGGCATCCAGTATAATATATTTAGGGTGACTATACTTTTCCTTTTTATAACCATGTTACATCACCAATCGCCATCTTCATGCTTTTTAATATTTGGATCATAGGTATCATTGTATTCATATCTTACTCTATAAATTACATCTTTATACCGATTCTTCGATCCGGCATATTTTGAATAGGGCCCCCGGAAATTCGAGCTAATTTCAATGGTTCCATTATTCAAAAGTTCGAAAGTATCACGGGTATCTGAATCATGCGCTCGGCTTCCATCATCGCGGGCCTCATATATTGTCACCCATCTGGCTCCGCCGTCACTGCGAGCGGTGAGTGACCAAGCTCTGATGGAGTAAACTTTAGTTGGTTCATGTTTTAATTTAACTGTGTCATACCCATCACTACCTGAAGATATTAACCCATCTCCGAATGCATCTGGATCGGGCCCTTTGACATTTTCCCATAATCTTTTAGGATGGTTTGAAAAACCAAAAGGACTAACATTAGCTCTCTCTCTTGTTGTTGTACCGCCGCCAGTAACTTCAGTTACTACCACAGACTCTTTAGAAGTAACAACCTTTTTTGTAATAGATTTGCCTTTATATGATACTGTTACTTCTTTAGATTTTTTGGTTTCTACCTGTGCGGCCGCCGGGGTAAATTCCGCGGCCGCAGCGCCGAGGCCTTTAAAGCCTTCAGTATTTGCTGTGGTTGCAAATTTTTCAGTTTTTTCTTTAAGTGCAGCAACCGTGGCAACAACATTTGGGTTTGCAACAATTTTAGACAGCTCCTCTGCTAAAGGTGGAACTGATGCCTGCAACACTGCTGCAGCTTTCTCAACAGCTGGCGTGCCACCATCTGCTGCTTTTTCAAAGTTGGGAACTGCTGCACACAAATCTCCACCGCCAGATAACGCAGATGTGGCATCAGTGACTAGTGTGGTTAAACTCTTTCCAGAAGAAGTTAACTCAGACCCAAAATTAGTTTCAATATTTGCTAGTTTAGATGTATATGCAAGCACTTCTCCTATATTAGTTTTCGGTAGCGCTAGAAGACTTGTTATCTCTGCTTGAAGATTAAGAGGGGGGAGTTCTGGTAAGTCTAACGCAAGACCATCGAGAGCAGCTTTCATTTCTGTTACAGCTGCCTCGGCCGCTGCAGCTGCCTCTGATGCCACGGCATCTATTTTAGCTGTCAGATCACTTTCTAAATCTTCTAACTTTGTTAAAGTGTCATCAAGTTCTGGACTCGCGCCACATAAATTTGGTATTGTTGGCATTATTTCTCCTATCCTCCAGCAAACACATTAGAACTACCGGCAGCTACCGATGTGCAACCACTAATACCGTCACCAATCCTACCAGCACCTAGGCTATTAATTTTAACTGTAGACGATCCAGAAGCAATTGGAGCTGCATGAGCGGGGCATGGAGCAGGAGGCAATAAATGAGATGTGTTATTATCTCCTTCCCTACTCCAAGCAATTCCGTTTACAAATACGTCAGACGAACCTGTCGCGCGGGTCATCCCCGAACAGTGGGCAACATCTGCATCTCCTATTCTAGTTGCTGCGGGCACGTTCTTTCTCCATTAGTTCTTGCAACCTTACATTCCAGAGAGCTAACTCATCATGTTCTTTCTCAGTATGAGGTTCTTCTGGAATGTCAGGTATAAATCTAATTACATGTTCAAACTCTTCAGGTATGTCCTCATATTTATCGTAGGTAACCAATTCTCCATTCACTATAAACTGAAATTCTGCCATGATTATTCCTAGTTCAAATTAATAGTAGCCGCATCAATGTCAACTTCAGTTGTTGCATCCATATCAATTGTCGTTTCGGATGCAATCGTCATAAGTGTCGCAGACTTCATATTAAGAGTGCTACCAGACTTGACAGATACGATACCTGATGTGGTTGAGATATTCATATTATCTTTTGTATTCAGAGTCATGTTGCCAGCCTTTATTCCAGCCAATAGGGTCATATCAAGTTTGACGCCCAGTTTGTAGTTACCATTATTCAACCGAACCTCATCGCCCTCTGTGGTGACGTTGACCTTCTCCCCAATGCGTCCCTTAACATTCTGTTTAATATTGAAGGAGTGATTGCCAAGAATTTCTTCCTCACGATTACCACCACTCTCACCAGCCCCAATCTTAACACGATGGTTCTTATGAATCTTTTGGGTGTAGTTGCCTTCAACCTCCAGATGGTAATCTCCTTTAATGAGCTCGCGAACATTACCAGTAACCGTAATATTAACATCACCTGTGATTGAGACATTTGATTTTCCAGCAATAATCTCGTAGTTGTCACCAACAATTTTTACAACCTTTGAACCGTCTGGATGAATTTCTTCAAAGGTTCCAGATGTGTGTTGACGAAAGAGTCTCTCTACGCCTGGACTGTCATCCACTTCTGTAATGTGACCCGACTCAGATTCAAACACATGGTTGTACGGGTATTGAGATGACTTATATGGGTCCACATATTTCTTAGTTGACTTGGGGTCAGGCTCGTCCCAGAATGTACGAGTTTCTTGAACTGCAACATCTGAAACAGATTTTAAGTATGGTTGTGTTGCAATAGGAACGCCTGTTCCGAACTGTGTTGTGTTTGGATAGGTGCCAGCATCATCAACACCGACAGTTGTGTCGAGTATTGTTGGGTCGCCCCTAAGACGGCTCAATCTTCTTTTTATCAAAGCATCATGTGTTTCTGATGTTTGACCTTGAGCTAGTCTATTAGTATCTGGTTCATCTAATTCGTGCCCGGAAGGAACATCATATGTCGTTACTTTTAGATCACCCTTGCTGTCAGCAAACACATAGCTATCACCATCAACAGGATATGGACCATATGATGCCAGGCCTGCATATTCATCTTGCTTAGAAAGGGGACTTCTTGGGTCATTAAACCCGTAACGTGAATCGGCCGCGCTTTCGGGTGTGCCTGGCAATGAACCAAGAATTACAGGTTGTTGCCTTTCTAGGTCACGAAAGAAACCTATAACCCAACTGCCCTCAACCAAAAAGGATGGAGTGTTTCCCATACCTTGCATGGAAGGGTCTGTTACGGGATGCATTACATGAGCCCACGGCAAATCTGCTGTTGGTAGGTCTTCAAGTATCGCAGTGTGAAAACCTAATGCCCGAACACGAACACGGCCAAGAAGCTCTGGATCGTTACGGTCTTCTACAACCCCAACAAACCAAACGAAACCGTCCTGACCCATAAAGTAACTTTGTTCAGCCATACTAATCCTCTAAACATTATTTATACTATTTATAATGATTAATGTAAGTCTGGATCGCGACCGTAAAGTTTGTCTTCTTGTTTAACCCACTCATATTCTTCTGT